AACAAATGATCCTCAATGGACATTAGGCGATGATAAAATAATTAATATAAACCATTTACCAAATAATATTAATGCAGATACGGTAGATGGTTATCATGCTAATTCTTTTGCGTTTGCAAACGGTACTAATGCTACTGGTACGTGGGGAATAAGTATTAGTGGCAACGCTGCAACTGCAACTAAAGCTACTCAAGATGGTAGTGGTAATACAATTTCTTCTACTTATTTACCACTTGCTGGTGGAAATATGACTGGTAATATTGGATATACTGGTTCAAAAGCAACTAATACAATGATTACCTTTATTAATAATACTTCAGACACTATGGTAATGGTATTGCAATAGGCGGTGGTGGACAAACAATTATTGGTGGAGGAGAATCTGCTGCTACTGCAACTGCACAAGTTGGGAACGCTGGAGCAGAAATAATGTATGTATGTAATGATGAAGATGTAAACATAATAAGTAATTTACAAAGCGGATGGTCTTATAGAAAAATGCTAACTTGGTATAATGGGTATCTTGGTTTATTAGGTGATGTAACATCATCTGATGCTGCTGGTATATATTGGCATACAAGACCATCAAGTGCTGGAACAAATGCAAGTTATGGTATTTATAAAACAGCTGGTAGTTGGACAAGTAATAATTACCAACAACTTAAATTAGATTGGTCTACAGGAATAATATTAGATGGTGGAAGTCAATATGGTAAAAGTGGAGTTGAAGTAATAAATAAACCTTTAAGAATAACAGCCTCTGGAAACACAGTATCAATAGGTTCTGCTAATAATACATGGTGTCACATTTATAATAGTGCAGCAATTGATTTTATTTTTAATAGATCCATTTGTGTTTCACCTTTAAATGGTTCATTTAATGATACTGAAGCATCGTTAGGAAACTATAATTATCCTTGGCATAGATTAGTATTAGGTGGTGTAACTAATGCTACAATGACAACAGCTACTACAAATCCAAGAATTATTTTTCAAGAAGGTGTTAATCCTGGAACTCAAAAAGTTGCTATAACATATACAGACTATGATGCTTATGGTCATGGAAATAAAGGACTAAAAGTACATGATGTAGATGGTAATGATGGACCAGCGTGGTTTGAAGTAGAGGGTACGTGTTATGTTGGTAATTTAAGTTCTTCTGGATATGTTACAGCATTAGTTTCAAATTCTTCAGATAAGCGTTTAAAAAAAGAAATAAAACCATTTAACGCTAAACAAATAATAGATAAGCTTAAACCAGTAGAATTTGAGTGGAATAAAAAAGCTAATAAATACAATAATAATTTAGAACTTAACAAAAAGAATTATGGTTTAATTGCTCAAGATAGTGATGGTATAATTGATAATCTTGTATTTGATTTACCAGATGGCAAGGGATACAAAGGTGTTAGATACGAAAAACTTATACCTATATTATTACAAGCAGTTAAAGAACAACAAAAGGAGATTGATGAGTTAAAACAAATAATTAAAAAATTGAAAATATGAAATTCTTAATAAAAGAAATAGCTAAACAATTAAGAGAAATTGCAAGTAAAATTGAAGCTGGTACTTGCGAATTAACTGAAGAACAAGCACTTAATTTATTTGCAGTAATTGGTACAGAATTGTTGAGCAAAGAGCAAGCATGTAGTTATTTAAATGTATCAAGAAGTACATTTGATAATATGGTTCGCGATGGTGAGATTCCTAAGGGAAGAAAGATTCGTGGATTTAAAGAGCTATTTTGGAATAAAAATGATTTAATAATTCAAATATACAAGAACGAAAAGTAATATATAAACCGTCTATCTGGTTAACAGGTAGGCGGTTTTTTGTTTTAATACGTTTGTTATGAAAGTTGAATTTTTACCCACATCTTTGCATCCGTAAGATCTTACAAAAAGTATAATATTTAATTTTAAAATTATGGATGATAGCAAAGTTTTTATGTTCCCTAATGGTGGAACATCTAGTTCAATAGATCCAGGTCTGTTGGCTTTAATCAACAACAATGGCGGTTTCGGTGGAAACGGATATTGGATTTGGATATTATTCTTATGGATGATATGGGGTGGTAACGGCATGAATGGTAATGGTCAGTTACAAAATATGATTAATAACAATCAAGGTTTTGATATGCTTATGCAAGCATTGAACGGTAGATTTGACAACCTTGGACAGTTGGCAAGTCTGACTAATGCAAGTGTAGAAACTGTTAAGACTGTATTAGGTCAATTAAGTACTGGTCTTGCACAAGTTGGCGGTCAAGTTGGTATGAGCGGTTTACAGACTATTAATGCTGTTCAGTTAGGTAATGCTGCGCTTGCACAACAGTTGTGTCAATGCTGCTGCGAAAACAGACTTGCAATAGCAAATCAAACAAACGCTATTCAAGCACAGAATGCAGCAAACTTCTCGGCAACTCAGTTACAGCTCGCACAAGCTGAAGCAGCTGATCAATTAGCTGTATGCCAGCAAACAAATTCACTTTCTACACAAGCTGATAGAAACACCAATTCAATTCTTGGTGCTATTGCTAATCAAAACACTTTGATTACAAAAGAGTTCTGTGATCTTAAAGAAAGAGAACTTCAAGATAAAATAAATATGCAAGGTGATATAATTACTCAACTGCGTGGACAAATAAGCAATGACAATCAAACTCTTGCATTTAATAAAGCTATGGCTGCATTAGATGATAAGATTGATGCTATTGCTGCTAAACAACCAAATACTGTTCCTATCGTTTATCCTAATTTAACTGCGGTAAATAACACTCCTTATGTAGGACAGGGTTACTATCCTTTTGGTAATGGGTTTGGTAATGTAGTATTTTAATTAAGGAATTAGGAGGTAAAAGCTATGACTTGTAATACAAATATAACAACGAATGCAGGTGGTATTCCTTATTTAAGTTCTACTAATGTTACAATAAACACAGAGACTGTGGATATTGCAATGGGATTTCGCAGAATACAACCGGTAGGTTATTTAACAATATTCATTGACGATGTTGTTCCTACTGGTACAACTGCTACTCTGCCGGTTACACTAACACTTAATGGTACAACAAGACCGTTGTTACTTCCAAACGGTGATGCAGTTACGGCTGCAGATCTTATTGGAGTTAATATAATTAGTGTATTTAATGACAGATTCAGAGGTATTCTTTCGTTAATGTCCCGTACAATTGATTAATTAATTTAAAATGTTTAATTATGTTTTCAAATTTAAGTCAGAATAGCATTTTATATATTTTGGATTTGACAGATGAACCAAAAATATTGAACGGTCCTGTCGAAAGAGTTACACTCCCAAGACCAAAATATAATAACTTTAATCCTACAATGGAAATGATTGTAGATATTACAGCTACAATCAATGGTGAAAAAAGAGAGTTTAAAGGTGTACCAAATTCATCTATTGCTAACTTTGGTAGTGACGCGTTCATTATTGCAGAAAGCAAAGATGCTTTAAATTCTTATGTAAACGCAATGTTGCAAAATAGTCAAAGCATTATTGATAGTGTTGAAAAGCACAAAAAGCTAGTAGAACAATATACTAAATCACTTGAAGCTTTAAATCCATCTTTAAAATCCGAGCGAGTTAAAGATGAAGCAATAAGTGCATTACAAGACCAAGTGAAGGAATTAAAAGAAATGTTGGCTGGATTAAGTAATTTGAAACCTAAAACTGAATAGTATGGTTATTTTATCGTTTAAAAACAAGAAAGACAAAGAGCATTTGCTTAGTAAAGCTAAAAAGATGGAAGAATATGCGTCTATGATTGTTGATTGTATCGAGGAATGCAATCAATATGATGATGAAGATTATTACGAAAGACGTATGTATAAAGGAGATCCAGAAGAAATGGAATCTCGTTATAGCTATAGAAGAATGCGATAATTAATAGGGTGGGCAACCACCCTTAATTTTTATAACTATGGAAAGAGTAAACTTTACACAATATGATGTATATCCAGAAGCTATGTTGATATACATGAGAAACTATGGCCCGCATTTCAATAAGAAATTATGTGATTTCGCAGTTAGCAAAATGAAACGAAACATCAATGGCAAAATGCAGAAAATACAACCGATAACCAGAGAGGAATTAAAAAACTTAATGAGTATGAATGGGTTTGTATTGGAAAATGACCAATTGTATGATTCGGTATATGTTGCAAATATGTGTAAAGCTGATTTCTTAAATTCATCAATCATAGATGAGATTCACATGCTTAAATATGTTAAGGATGTAATTGATGATCCCGATGCTGTTGATGGATTGGTGTTTAATAGATGGTATGCTGATATGTGTTATATGGGCATAGCCATTGACTGGGAAGAAATGTTATGATTTATCAAGAAATTGATGTTAATGGGTATTGGAAAATAATCGTTGTATATAATGTATTTTTAGGTTCTGAAGATACTGGTTTTACACAAACTGATTTTTCAAAACGATTAAGTATTGTTGGTATATCCAATGTTTCTTCAGTAGAACAACTAATTAACACTATAGTCCACGAAGCTAAACACGTACAGTCTAATATATGCAGATATTATGATGTTCCAGAAGATGGTGAGGATGCTGCATATTTGATTGGTTTTATTGTTCAAAAAATGTATAATAAATTTAAATTTTTGTTAAGTGCTAAAAAATAATTTTAGCACTTTTTTTATTTTTACAAATTAATATTTTTGCAAGTTAAAATATTAAACAGATATTATTATGATAACGATAACTAATATGACTACAAACGGAAACTTTGAATGGAATAATGAAGCTATAAAAGCAAACGGTTCATTTAGTAAAAGTGGGGATATGGGTGGCAACTTGGTTTCAATATATTGTAATTTCGCAAGTGTTAATGGAGAATATCAAGGTGATAATGCCAATATATATTTTAACAACGGTGTTCCTTCATATAACATTAACAGTAATAACTTGATACTTATGGTTCAGTTTATAAACAATGTTAATTCGTTAATAAGTGAATTGAGTGGTAATGTAAACGAAACTGAAAATGAAACTGAGTAATATTTTACTTATGTTTTTATTTTTATTATGTATTTCTTGTGGAACTACAAAGTATATTGAGGTTCCAGTAGAAGTTGAAAAAATAAAAACAGAATATAAAGAAATAATAAAATATGATAGTGTATATATTAAAGATAGTGTAGATAGATATACTAAAGGAGATACTATATTTATTTATAAAGAAAAAACTAAATTTGAATATAAATATAAATATGATACAGTAGTCATTAGAGATAGCATACAACATCCACAATATATAACTAATGAAGTTGAAGTAAATAAATTAAAGAATTGGCAAATAGTACTTATGTGTTTAGGTATTGGATTTGTTTGCTTTTTAGTGTTTAAACTTTTAAAGATTTTTAAGATATGTTAATAGAAACTTTGATAACTACTGGTTCTGCTATAGCAGCTAGTGCTGTAACATTCTTTCTTACTAGAAAAAAATTTTTAACCGAAGTCGATAAATTAAAAAAGGAAAATGATAGAAGTGAAATTGAAAATCTTAAAGAAGTAATAAAAACACAAGCTGCTCATTATGATGCACAGATCGATATGTTAAATAAAGAACTTTCTGCATATCGTGAAATGCATGAAAGAGACTTTAGAGATTTAATGAAACTTAAATCTATTGTTCAAAAAGTAGTAAATGAAGGTTGTAAACGTAATCCTTGCTTAAAGCGAATACGTTATGATGAAGGTGATTTAAATTATTTATTTGGTAATGATGAAGAACAGCAAACAAATACTGATAGAGAATCTTAAAAAGTATTTTAGTATACAAGAATTAGTTTCTGAAGCGGTCTACAAAAAGTGGGGTGAACGCGCTTGGAAATTTCTTGATGAAAACTTATTGAGTGTATTAATAATACTACGTAGAGATATTTTACGAGTTCCATTAGTGTGTAATGATTGGAAATACGGTGGTAAAAATCAACAACGTGGTTTACGTGAAAATATAGCACCACTGGTTTCTACAAAGACTTCTGCAAACAAGATGTATTTGTCGGCACATATATTTGGTAAAGCCGTTGATTTGGTGTCTGCCAAAATGCCAGCTTGTGAAATGCGTAGGAAAATAATGGAAAACAGTTTCTTACTTCCGTGTCCAATACGTATGGAAGATGGTGTTAACTGGTTACATATAGATGTTATGACAGACGTAGACGCCAAAGATGATATTACATTGTTTAAGGATTAATAAAATATTTTATAACAGAATTAAAAAATTTTTTAACTAATAGGTTTTTAATAACTGACTGTTTAATTTTGCAGTCAGTTAATTTTTAAAGTAGAGTATATATGGGAGATTTTAATTTAAGCTTGGATAGTATTTATGATTCAAGCGAAATAGAGAGTCTGTTTGATGATACAGACAGCAATGAACCTGTAGAAAAAGATGATACTACAGATAATAATAAAGAAGAAAAAGAAATTAAAGATAATAAAGTTACTGAGGTTGATGCCGATAGTTTATTTGACGATCAACCAGAGAGCGTAGGTAATGGAGATTCTAATGAGGGGGGTAAAGAGGTCGATACTGATGCAAATGAATCAACTTCTCCCAAATCTTCTACTACTCTTCAAAACCAAAATAAATGGCAACTTTTGTCAAATTCTTTGCGTGAAGATCTCTTCCCCGATTTAGAAGAAGACGCCATTAATAAAGTAAAATCCGCACAAGACTTTGCTGATTTAATGGAAGCACAAATGCAAACACAATTTGATGAAAGACAAAGAAGAATAGATGAAGCATTAAATGCTCAAGTTGAAATAACAGATATACAAAGATATGAAAATTACATTCAACAATTAGAATCTATATCTGAAGATGATATATTAGATGAATCAGAAAGAGGTGAAAATTTGCGTAAGGCTCTTATTAGAGACAGTTATTTGTTAAATAATATGAGTCCGGAAAAGGCAAACAAACTTGTGGAACAATCTTTCAAGGCTAACAGTGATATTGATGATGCTAAAGAAGCATTGGAAAATAATGTTAAATTGGCAAAACAACAATATCAAAACATAATTAATGAAGCCAAAAAGCAACAAGAAGAACAAAAGAAACAAATTGCTAAACGTGCTGAAGATTTAAAGAAATCAATTCTTGAAGACGATAAGATTTTCAAAGAATTGGAAATTAACAAAAACGTAAGGCAAAAAGTTTATGACAATCTTTCAAAACCGATTTACAAAGATCCAGAAACCAAAGAACTTCTTACTGCTGTTCAAAAGTATGAAAGAGAGAATCCAGATGATTTCTTAAAATATGCAAGTTTGTTTTATACTCTTACTGATGGATTTAAAAATTTAGATACTCTAGTTAAAGGTAAAGTTAAAAAAGAACTTTCTAAAGGATTAAAAGATCTTGACAACTTACTTAGTAACTCATCATCTACCACTGGTAACTTACAGTTTTTAACTTCTGGCAAGAATGACGAGGAATCTATATTTAGAGGATACAAACTAGATATCTAATTAAAATTGACTTTTAATTTTAAAATGATATAAATATGAGTAATCCATTGAATAGGTTTCAAACAGTAACCTTTACACACTGGAAGGGTTGACTCACAAGTTAAGCCCTTGTAAAATCGAACAAAAACGGTGAATGCCTTCAATTAATTGGTTAATACCGTGCTAATGTATACAATAATATGTATACACAGTGTAACGCATAGGAGATGAAACTGTTTTGCAGAATATAATTCTCCCACGAGTGTTCGACATCAGAAATGATGAAAATATATGCTGAACTTATACGATGATAAAGTATAAGAACTAAAGGATAAAAAGCCTTTAGGGTAACAGATGTTAACAAAAGAGAATCACTTGGGTTCGATTTGGCAGTTAGCTCCGCAAAAAGCATCGAATATTATGGTGCAACTCTTGGCATTCAAGAGAGGTAAAACTTTAAATACATTCTTGTCACAGTATCCTACTAAGACATTTGCTGATGATTCAGAATATACGTGGGATGTTATTGGTTCTAACAGACGTAATATTCCTCTGTTGGAAGCACGTGATGAAAACGGAGCAGTGATTGATATTGACGAAACTGCTTCTGGTAAACATAGTGACGATATGGTTGGTGTTGGTACAGTACCTTTCTACCTTGTGTTTAAAGAAGACTGGTTTGCAGACCAAGAAACAATTTTTGGTAATGATAGAAATTACCAATTTAAAATTCTAGGCGATCCTAAATTTGAAGGAACAAACGCTGTCTACAAAGTAGAAATGTTTGGCGATCAAGGTCAAGGTTGTCCTAGAAAAAGATTACAAGCTGGTGAGAAGTTCTCTATCATTGCATACTTCAATGAGTTTGAACTATCTCGTAAGGGTGGTGACATCAGATTTGCAGCTCCTGTACAGATGCGTAACGAATGGTCGTCAATCCGTATTCAGCACAAAGTTCCCGGTAGTATGCTTGGTAAGAAGTTGGCTGTAGGTATTCCTGTAGTTAAAAATACAACTGAAAGCGGTAAACTTCAACACGATACTATCAATATGTGGATGCACTACGTTGATTATGAGTTGCAAGTACAATTTGAGGATTATATGAATAATGCTCTTATGTATGGTAAATCTACTCGTGGTGCTAACGGTGAATATCTAACTATTGGTAAATCTGGTAATGTTGTTAAAACTGGTGATGGTTTGTTAGAGCAACTTGAAAGAGCCAACGTACAATATTACAATGATTTCAGTTTGAAGTTAATCGAAGATATTCTTTACAATTTGTCAAGTGCAAAACTCGACTTTAGTGAACGTACATTCCTTCTGAAGACTGGTGAACGTGGTGCAGCTCAATTCCACAAAGCTGTTTTGCAGCAAGTAAGCGGATGGCAAACATTTGCTACTAGCAACGGTCCTGCAGTTATTCAGAAAACCAACAGCCCATTGCATCAAAATGCATTGTCAGCTGGCTTCCAGTTCGTACAATATATGGCTCCTAACGGAATTGTAATTAAAGTTGATGTTGATCCTTGGTACGATGATCCAGTAAATAACAAGGAGTTAGATCCACAGGGTGGTCTGAAATCGTCTTACAGATATGACTTCTTCTATGTAGGTACTGCTGATGCTCCGAACATCTTTAAGTGTGCTGTAGAAGGTCAAAGTGAAATTACGGGTTATCAGTGGGGATTAATGGCAGCATAATGCCTTTACACATTTCTCAGTTCCCACAGCTTTTCCTAGGAACAGAATAAAGTCTAAGTAAATAAACAAGGTTAATTGCTGGAAGTTCCTTAGAGCTTTCACTGCTTTTTAAACTTCAAAGTTCGTAAAAAGAAACAATGTGAAAGATTGGATAATCAGCAGCCAAGCATATATAAAAGTATATATGAAGGTTCAGAGACTATCCCAAACGGGAGTAAGTAACAAGTGTTACTGAAATGCCTTGCTTACTAATTTAATTAGTAATGAAGATATAGTCCGAACTCTAATGAAAGTTAGAGATAGTATATGGAAACGATATACTAGAAACATTAAAAATGTGAGAAATCCGTTTACTGGACAACTTGGTAATCCTTATATGTCGTTTGACGAGGATTCTGCTGTAATTCATAAGATGTCTGGTAAGTTTGGTGTTTGTGTACTTGATCCAACTAAGACGTTCTCGTTGATTAAACTTTAATTGACATATATTTTATAGTTTACCTACAGCAATGTAGGTAAACTTTTTTATCAGAATGTGGTGAAGATGGTATCACGCTACATTTGGGATGTAGAGATTTCGTAGGTTCGAGTCCTGCCATTCTGACTAGTTGATTTAAAATTTTATAAAAATGAAGAGTAAAAAAGAAGTAGAAGTTACAGAAAATAGTAACGTAGATGTTATTAACAACATTGATGATAGTTTTAATATCCCTATGGAGCCGGTTGAAAAACCAGAACCACAGGAAGAAAAGAAGACAGTTACAAAATCAAAAGCAAAAGAAGACGACAATGTAGAGTTTGTTAATTGTTTACGTAATGAAATTGTAACTATTAGAAAAGTACCTAAAGCAAACGATTGGATTAAAGATCCTAAGCATGTTGCATACAATGGTATGTTTGAAGGCTGTAGCAGAACGTTTGTGGTACCAAAACTTAAAAATGGTTTATATTGCAACGTTCTTACAAACGATGAAATTAGATTTCTGGAGCATGTAATGGGATTTAATCATGAAGATGATGTATTTTCTATTTATAAGAAACCAGAAGTAAATTATTGGTCAACAGCAAATCCTAATTTTTCAGCACAAGTTGAACTTGATAAAAATGATTCATATTTGGATTTGAGTGTTCCAGTAGATTATATTAAATATAAAATTCTTTTAGCTAATAAAGATTTGATATGTCCTTCACTCGAAGAACTTGAAGAAAGACCAAAGTTGACATATCAATACGTTCTTATTAGAAAGAAAGAAGAAGCAGAAAAGGCAATTAATGAATTTTCTATTGAAGAAGAGGTTATTCTTACTTTGGGATCAATTAAAAACGATAGAGATAAGCTTAAAGTTATTATCGAAACTATAGAGAATAAACCTATAGCAAAAACAACTGGTATTGGTGAATTGCTTAAATTAGCACATAAGATTGCAAAACAAAAACCAAAAACATTCTTGAATGTAGCTAAAGACAAATTGCTTGACACTAAGGTTGTAATTGACAAGGCTATCGATAAAGGAGTTATCATTAGACGTGGTAATTTCTATTACTTGAAAAATGGTAATGTTCCTTTGTGTAATGCTGGTGAAGATCCTACATTATTTAACGCAGCTAAATTTTTAAATGAGCCTAAAAATCAAGAAACGCTCTTTGGAATAGAAGCACAAATAAAAGAATAATATGACAGCACAAGAATTTGACTATCAGTTTGATGTTTTATATAATAATATAACAAGTAATCAAGCACCCGGGCTGGATTCCTACGAAAAAAGTGTTTTTCTTACAAAAGCACAGGATGAAATAATAAAGAACTATTTTTTAAGGCAATCAAATCCTAAACAAGCTGGATTTGACAATAATCAAAAACGTCAAGCTGATTTTTCAAATATTATTGTAGTAGCATCAGTTACAGCTACTAATCCTCCAACTACAGCTAAATATGCATTTCAATCTAATGCAGAAAACTTTACTTTGCCAACAGATAATAAAATATTATTAATATTGAATGAAAAGGTTGGTTTAAGTAATGGTAGAAATTTAGTAGTTAAATCAATAGCTTTAGATGAATATGATAGGTTAGTTGCAAAACCATTTAAATATCCTACTAAAAATCAAGCGTGGAGATTAATTACAAGTCCTGGTACAGTTGATATAGTTGTTGGTCCTAATGATACAATAAGTAATTATACAATAAGATATGTAAAAAAACCACAACCAATTATTGTTGCAGACTTAGGTGCTGATTTAACTATAGATGGTAAACGAGGTAACGAAACAATTTATAATACGGTTTGCTGCGAATTAGACGAAATACTTCACGAAGAAATATTACAACGTGCTGTAGAATTAGCAAAAATATCTTGGGCTAATGGAAATGACAATACACAGTTATTGGTTCAAGCTGGTTCAAGAAGTGAATAATTAAAATTTAATTAATATGTTGGTTCAAGAGCTATCAGATCAGTTTGACGTTTTACTTAATAGTTCATTTATAGCAAATGACTTTGGAGAACAGTCCAGTAAAATAGATATACAATTAGATGAATATGAAAAGTCTGTGTTTTTAACTCAAGCACAAGAACAGCTTGTAATAAATTTATATAACGGTAGAAATATAGAAGGATTATCTTTTGAATCTGCAGAAGAATCAAGAAGGTATTTAAAAGATTTGACTGAACGTATTGAAGGAACACTAGAAAATAACGGTGAAGATTTGTTTCCACATAGCTATAAAGTAACTAACTTACCATCAGATTGTTTATTTATAACAAAAGAAACTGCTAAATTTAATTTAGTTGGTGTAACAAATAAACCTTCGTGGCTTACTAATTATGATACTATAGTTGAGGTTGTACCTATAACACAAGATGAATACCATAGAATACGAAAGAATCCTTACAAAAAATTTGACGATTTCAGAATTCTTAGAATAGAAGATAAACACGAACTTCAATTATATTCTAAATATCCTATATCAAAATACGATATTGATTATATAAGAAAACCAAAACCTATTATAGTTTCTGATTTAGGAGAATTATCTATTGATGGTAAAAGTTTTATTAGTAGATATGAACATCCAGATTCTGATCAAGCTTCAGAATTAAATCCAATACTTCATAGAACAATATTATTAGAAGCTGTAAAATTAGCAAAGATTGTAAAACAAAATCAAATAAGAAATGAAATGTTAGGTAATATGCCTGGTCAATTGGTACATCCACCAATGCAACCAGTGAATCAAAGACCTAATTAATGTTTAACTTAATATTTAAATAAAATGGCAGTATTTACAAGTAATCAAGTAAATCATGTTTATGTAGCAAAAGATGTTAAAGGCGGTTCTAACTCTGTTGGATATGCGCTTAGTTCTGGTTCAGCAGTAAAGCCTTCAGTATCATCAGTAGGTGATATCTTTTGTTGGAAAACTGCAGACAACGAACTTTACTTTACGTATAAAAACGGTGATGGTGGAATCGTTCGTTCAGATTTGATTCCTATTAAAAACATTATGTGGGCACGTGCAGTGAGTGGAAACCATAGATCTCAAAAGAGAGGTTTGAAAATTTACACTATTACCGCTCCAAGTTCGCCTACTGTTGGTGAAACCTATTGTGTAAATTTGGAAGTAAAACTTCACGAAGGTATCGAAACTGTTTATCGTAAACAAGCATTTGCTGTTGCAGTAACCGGTGATACACAAACTAAGATTTGTGAAAAGTTAGCTAAATCGTTGAAGGCAAACTTTGAGAGAGATGACTATGTTAAAGATTTGTTTACTATTAGTACCTATAGTGCTAATGATACAACTGTAACAATTACAGAAAAATCTCAGAGTGCTACATACAAAAGAGGTACATTTGCTAACAATGAAGTAGAATTTACTGTATTTAGTGATAATGTAGCAGTAACTGGTCCAACAGTTAGCAATTATGTTGGTAATGCTTATGATATTGCAGATCTTGAATACTTTGCTTTAGGTGAACGTGGTGATCTGTATCGTAATGTTGGATGGCCAAATTCATTCCCATCAAAGACTGTTGCAGATGCTCCTTCGGATAGCGATCATTACAATTTAGTACAAATTCATTTTGCATTTACCGATAGTAATGAAGGCGTTCAAAAGTCTGAAAAAGATATCACGATTGCAATCCCAGAAAGTTCAACTACTGTAACTAAAGTTAACAGACTGTTAAGCCAAATTGCTTATCAAGTATTAGGCGATGATAATAGTGGTGCTTCTGGTGCAGCTACTGGCGGTAATACAGCATTTGCATTAACCAATGCTAAAGTTAACGTTCTTGATATCCCTGGTGGTAAGAAAACTCAGTTAGATTAATTTTTAATATAAAAGGTTCTCTCGAAAAAAGAGAGCCTTTTTTTATTTATTTACTATTATGAATATTATAGAATTAAACCATATAGATTTAAATTCTATTGGGTTAAATAGTAAAGTTATTAATGGTATTGGTAAATCACATGGTGGAAAGGTTAAATCTTATATTAAAGGCCACGTAACCGACGGAAGCAGCACGTTCACGTTCACGGTCAATGGCAATCAAAGCGTAACAGCACCTATAGACAGTAACGGAAACTTTATGTGGTTTGTGGATAGGACAGTGACAAGTCTTGCTAATGCCTTTAATGAGAAAACCAACATTTCGGAAGTTGTCATTTGCGGACTTAAAGACTTAACAGCAATGAATCGTATTTTTAGGGGCGGTTCGAGTAATGATATAACGTTGAAAAAAGTTGTGTTCAAAAATTGCGATTTTACTAAAGTCACCACGCTAAATAGCGGATTCAATAACCGTAGAGGATTAAAGTCAATCGAGGGGTTGGATTCTTCGGAATGGAAACAAAACACCAATTTGCAATATGCGTTCATATATGACTATAATCTAATATTCCCGCCAAATTTCAAATGGGATAAATTCGTAACGGCAAAGGTAACTCAATTAGGTCTTGCATTCGGTGATTGCAGAATGTTGGTAAGTAGCTCGCCTATCAATGGGGGAAAGATAGACTGTTCCAATGCTACACCTACCAATATGGACTCGGCTTTCCTAAATTGCTTTGCTGAAGTGATATGTTTACCCATTATAGACGAGAACTGCTCTGTAACTAACATTTTTAGTGGAGCCTTGTATCTAAAAACTTTAACAATTAAATCGTTGAGCACAAATTTGAATATTGAAAAGTCGTCAGCACTTACCGAGCAATCCGTTGTCAACCTATTCAACGCGGTGGCGGCAGACGGCATTACGCTGACGTTCCACCCGACTGTGTTTGCAATGATTGAACAGCAACTCGAAATTGAAGGCTCACCGATATATGAAGCATATTGGAACAGCGATTATGATTTTAATTATGCGTCTGCATAATTGCTTATTTAATAACCATTTAAACATTATTATTATGGAAACGAAAGCACCAAAAAAACACTACACTTGGTACGCACCCGAAGGGTATTGGTACACACAGCGTTCGATTGCCGACGAGCAACAAAGAATGTTCGTGCGGGCAATCAGCGGCAAGACTGAGAACACAATCAACAACTGGGTGTTGTGGACTGACGAGCAGAAGGCAGAGTGGGAAGAATTGTGGCTCACCGAACCCGAAGGCGAAAGCAAGTGACAATCCCCGTGCACCCCGTTGCTACGGCTTTGGGGGTGCACGTTAAAATGAAAATATAAA